CCCGATAACACCAACTGCTCCGCCAACGCACATAAGGCATGGCTCTTCCCCGAGCCCGGTTTGCCGAACAGCAGAAGATTCTCTCGGCGATCCAAGAACGATCCCAGGAGATTCCCAGGAATACTTATCCACAATTGCTGCAGCGGTTTGAGTAGGCGAATCGTTGGATCTGAGCGTCGGTAGCGTGTTCGGAATTGCGCTTGTGGAAAATATTCTTGCGAGAATCGGAATTGACTTGCTGCAACGAGCTCGCGTAACGTCTCGCCAGACGTTTGACACTTTGTCAGACGCAAACGCAATCCCGATAACCTAAAGGATCGGATTATGAAAGTTGCTGAATTAGACCTGTGTGGTGGCGTACGCGCTGCTTTTCCGTTTGCCTGCCCTTGGCGAACTGACCGGGAGTTACCTGAGACAATGCCGCAGGGCTCGGTGGTGCGGCGATTGGAACCGTTTGACGATGGCGATGATGCCATCGTTGGCGATGATACCAACGATGGCATCATAACCGCGGGGCGCAAGCACGATAGGACGGGGCGTGATGATGCGCGGGGCGTCGGTGATGATTCGGAGCGATACGCAGCTCTGGCGGACGTGCTGGGTGATGATGACGCGACGATGGATGAGCTGTGCGCCGCATTCCTCAGCGCATCGCGGGACGCTGTGCGTGGTGCCCTGGACGATGCGGAATCGGCCCTGCTTGCGGAGTCGTTCCAAGAGACCCTGCCCGCGCTCGAGAAGGCGTTGAAGCGATACTATCATAACAGAACCGGTAATGTCGACGATGCGGTGTCTTGGTGCGTGTCCGAGCTGTATACGAGCGTGGTCGATGCGGTGTTGCGGGGTCGTCTTGCAGTCCCGGCCAATGCTAGCCAATGGATCGGCAGCGCTCGCAAAATTCGAGGTGGCTATTGGAGCTCCAACCAGATCGTGATAGATGGAATGCCCGTAGCGCTGTTCGGGTGTGATGACACGGCTAACGATCACTACGAAAGTAGCCACCTCGATAGCGATGACACAATCCGCGTCTCTCGCCTGCGTCTGGATAACGAGCAGTTTGCTAAACATCTCGTTTCGTTGTACGAACTCGGTGCGCAGTGTGACGACGCACCGGGCTGGGTAGTCGAATCCCTTTGCCTGCTAGTGGAGCATCCTACCGCTACGCAGTCAGAATACGCCGCACAACGTGGAGTCACGGTGGCATGGTGGAAGCGGTCGCTAGTCGACATCCGCAAAGCAATCCGGTTCGGCGCGTTGCTAGGCGTATTGGATTGCTAAGAAACGAGAAAACCCCGCGTGACACACAATCACGCGGGGTTTTTATTTGCCTTGACCTGATCGGATCGGCGCACGAAAAAACCGCTCGCCCCAATTGTTGAGGCGAGCGGTTGTGTTTTTCCTTGTGGAACTCAACGGTTCAGTTGAGCCTTGACTCGATCGCCCATCGTTGATGCCGATTTAGCGGGCGTCTTGGCCTGCTTCGCGGGTTGAGCGGCCGCCGACGCCTCGTTTGACGGCGCCCCCCCCTGCGATGATATGAACTGGGCGAACATTGCGAGCATCTCGGCCGGCATGGCCGGCATGGCCGGCATGGCAACTGTCGGCGCTTCCACTGTCGGCGCTTCCACTTTCGGCGCTTCCACTTTCGGCGCGGCCTGCTGTGCCGTGGCTGCGTCCATCGCGTCGAGCATCTTTTGGAACGTCTTAGCGTCGCCAAGAATCGCGTGCAATTCGTCGCGATAGATGGAGCGGAAGCGCCCCCGGGCACCAGCCTGCAATTGCAGAACTGGTGTAGCATCGGATCGTCCACCGAACGTGGTGAGCTGTGCTGTAAAAGTCGTTTTGCCATGGACGACTTCCGAAATGATCTGATTCGTGGTCATTGTGATTCTCCAGTTTGTGAATCAAGTGAACGTCTTGCCCCGGTCTGTCGCCGGGTTCGTTTCAAGGTGCCGAGGGGGGTGGTTGGTCATGGATGCGTTGCGATGCGAACGCGATACGTCTATCGAAATCCGCCAGTCGCGTTAAATCGCAATCCGTCAGTCGCGTTTCCATTGCATCGATTGACTTGAATTGAATTCCGCCAGCCACCACCCCCCTGCCCACCTTGGACCGACAGCACCGGGCACTTGGCTCGGTAGCACCTGGTTCATTCTGGAGATTGATACAATGCCCGCTTACTTCGATAAGGGACTCATGGTCGGACAGTCCGCATGGCACAAAGAGGGAACGGTGATTCCCGAAGACGATGATCGACGATTCGACATTGCCGCCTGCATCGGACTCGCCGACATGGACGATACGATCATCAAAGGCCGCTGCTTCTACGTTCTCGATGAAGAGGACGGACAACCGTGTGACGAAGTTGAAGGGTCTTACGTCACTGTGCGTAGGTATGCCGATGGGTCTTACAAGGCCCTTGGGACCGTCGGCAGCAAGTACCAGCCATTGCAACCTCGGGAGGCGTTCGATTGGTTCCAACCGTGGCTCGAAACTCGGGAAGTGTCGATCGAGACCGCCGGGACTCTGCAAGGGGGCCGCGTTGATTGGGTGATGGCTCGCATCCTTCGGGACAACGTGGATGTCGGTGGGGGCGACGAGATCGCCAAGTATCTCATGCTCTCGACCGCTCACGATGGGTCACAAGCGACGTATTTGGGGTTCACGCCTCAACGGGTCGTTTGCAGCAACACGTTGGCGATGGCCACGAGCAACAACGCATCGAAGTTACTTCGTGTCCGTCACACCAAAGGGCAAGAGCAAGCGTTGTCGACGATTCGAGAGACCATCGACCTGATCGACCGCGAATTCAATGCGACTGGCGAGCAGTATCGCACGATGATGGAATGCAAAGTCAATCTGTCGGACATTCGAGCGTATGTCAAAATGGTCAACTCGGTCGATCCTGACATTGACGACGATGCGATCGGCAAGAAGATCGGCAAACGCATCAACGACATGGTGGGGATGGCCGTTGACGGTTTGGGGCAATCGCCAAACGATCTAACGGCATGGTCAGCGTACAACGGGGTCACTCAGTATTTGAGCCACAAGTACGGATCGGATAACGAGAAACGTGTCGTTTCGATGATGCGAGGGACCGCTGCCGATATGGGTCGTCGTGCTTACGATCTTGCGTTGCAATTGGCCAGCTAACCACCCCGGTCACCACCTTGCTACAAGCCCTCAGTCTTCGGACTGGGGGCTTTTTTTGTAGACAGACCGTTCACTCACTTTGGAGATTCAAGATGCTTGAGGAACTACATCCACTGATCGCAGCAAGAGTGCTGCAAATGATGGGAGAGCCCATTGAAGACCTGGCCCCTTTCAATGATGAACATCGTGAGATTGTTATCAAGTCTTTGCGAGTTGCATCTGACAAACGTCGGCCACTCACCACCCCCCTCACCACCTTGTAGCGGACAAACCGCCACACAAACCTGGAGAACAATCATGGACCCCAACGCATGTCTTGCTCGCATCTTTGAAGCACTGGAAGATGGCGGTCACGAAGAGGCATTTTACGCTTGCCTTGATATGAAGGGCTGGCTCAACAAAGGCGGCTTCACGCCGACGCCCTACATGACACTCAAGAACGCTGACGGCGAAACGGCTTACAACATCGACGATCTCAAGGGCTTCTTGAAGATCACGATGGACAACTGCAAGCGTCGTTCGTCTCTCAACCCAGCCAACGGATAGGAATCAAACGATCATGACCACCGCAACACTCAAAGCCAAGCACGGCGACGACCCGACGTACCTGAAGTTCCGACGCGATCTTGCCCAACGCAAATGGGCCAAGCGGAAACGAGCACGCAATGCGTTGTTCATCACCGCTGGGGCCAAGGCCGTTCGCCTAGTCAACGAATCTGGGGGCCAGTTGTTAATCCACCGGGCCACCCGAACCGACCGGACGAGCGATTGGCAACTCACAACGGTCAGCGCTCACGATGGACGACCGTTCGGCCACAATAACCCGCCGACGTTCCAAGAGGCCGTCCTGCGAGCTGTGGGGGCCTCGGAGGATTGTTACTGGAACGAACACGGATACGAAATCGTCGAAGTCATCTCAAGCGAGGTGGTCGATGCTTGATCTGTTCAACACAGCCTGCGATTGGATCGGCCCCGAGTGGGTCGGTTCGATCATCGGGATCGTTATCGTCGTGCCGTATGCGGCATGGCTGTTTTCACCAACTACAAAGCAACGAGGATAGCCCAGCTATCAAGTGGGCTGACCACCCTGCGGTCCACCTTGCTTCGGCCCATCAGGCTGCTTACACTCCACTACAGAGGCGTAACCGCCGTGAACACGAGAGTCCCTGTAAGGGGCTCGACTGCCCGCGACGCTTGCGGTACCGACGCAACACGGTTTTCATGTTGCAACACATCTACAGGTTTCACGATGTCAAACACAAGAACAATCACGCTCACCGGCCGTCCACCCGTGACGATCAATGAGGAAAACTGGCCGATGTTTGCCTCGGCCAGCGACAAGTCCCATGATGGACAGATCGAGTGTCAAGCTAACCGAATGACCAGATGGTTTATCGGTGTTCGCAAACACAAAGACGGCCGAGCGATCGTCAACGCAACTTACAGTTACACGTCCAACTGGCAGGGGGCGCGGGACTATTCCGCCAAGCGAGGCGTCTTGCTCGATGGATCGCCGGATGTATCACAGATCATCGACGCGATCCACGAAGTCGCCAACGAGATTGCGGAAGCAGAGCACAACAGCGAGGAGCACATCGCAAGATGGCCGACACTCGTTGCCGAGGTGATCGCTGACATGCCAGCCGAAAATTTGGAATAACCACCGTCTCTCCAGAGCCCCCTTTCCCGTCACTTCGGTGGCGGGTCTGGGGGTTTTTTCGTTTCTGGACTCGATCAACCGCGAGTATCGCACAGAAGCGAGACCGAGTAGATCACCGGTGTGACCGCCGTCCCCGTGGCCGCGTCGTTACAAGCGACCGCGATCCGCACGTCCAAGAGATCGCCAGGGTCAACGCCACTGGCATCAATGGTGAAGTCGACATCGGCCGGCGTCAGGCTGTTCATCGTCGCCGCTGCGGTCGTTACCAACTCCGCGCTGACACTGCCCGCCCCATCGCTCTTACGCGCCTCACAGTCCACCGTGCAGGTCGTGTCGGCAACGGTGGTTTCCATCGCACATCGCAGCCGCAACTGGATCGTCTCGCCGTCCTGATAGTGATCCGGCACCGGGATCTGGAACCTTGCGTACCGGGTGGTCGCCCCGGCTGCCTTGAGGTCTCCCGCTAGGAGTTCTGGGCAGTTAGTGCCAAACGATCCCGCGTCGATTCCCAGGTCATCGGATGCCGCTGAAGCTGGCAAGAGAGAGGTGATCGCATCGTGAACGCGACCATTGGTCAGTGCAACAGGGATCTCCTGCAACACCCTTTGCGCTAGCTTCTCGACGCCGATCGCAGCCTGGGAACTGATACATCGATCAGTGACAAAGCTGTCAGGAAGGATAATTGTGGTTGACTCGACAATGGTGGTCATTGAACTGATCTCAAATACGGGTAACTGATCCACTTAGAGGGTAAAGCGATGCCATATCGTATCGCCTCGAATCGAAAAACCAAGTCTATTTATCGGCAGACCACCCCGCTAACCACCTTGGTTCGACCGAGCAGCACACCGCTGCCAACCATGTTCCTTTCACTTCACTGGAGAATCTTATGTCCGCTGCAACATCGAGCGTCGTCTCACAAAAACGACTCGCCACCTTCCTGCGTTTGTTCAAGCCAAAGACGTGCCGTATCTCGTCCGACGGCGGATTGATCTGGGCCTTCCATCCCATCGAAGGCAGCCCGTGTCTCGTCGCACCCGCCATCTGCATCGGCGAAGGTGACGCCAAGGGGGCCATCGAGATCGACGTGAAAAAGTACGGCAAGTTCATCCGCTCATCGGGAACCAATGCCGACATCGCCGCGACCTACGATGGCAAGTCCCTGTCACTGGAGTCCGACAAGCTCGGCAGCATGGAGTTCGAGAAAGACGCCAAGCACGTCAGTGAGTACGCACCACTGGATGAACGGGGCGAATACCTCGTCACCATCCCGGCCGACGTGGTGAAGCAGATGGCGGGCTACGCTGACCGAACTGATTCCGAGTCCAGACGCTACGCATTGAGCGGGTTCCTCGTCGAGCAAGAACACTTCATCGCCACCGATGGTCGTCGGTTACTGGTAGGCAAGATCGACCACCTCGGGGCTCAGGAGTTTGCCATCGGCGCCAAGGAAAACAAACCGGGAGACGAACTGGTTCCGTTTTCGGTCAATGTCCCCGCCGATCTGGTCCGCTACGCTGCCATGCTGGGCGAGTCGATCGACGTGTTCCAACAACGGCTGATCGCCGGCGACGTGGTGGCGGCTCCGGTCGATGGGCGCTTCCCAACCTGGCGGCAAGTGCTCGTGGAAACCGACACCGAAACGCCAGTCGACATTGACGATATGATCCAACGATGCGATAAGCAACTCGCCATTTCCAAGATCAACAATGGGGAGGAGATGGGGCTGGAACTGGTAATGAGCCACGACGATGAGGAATTCAAGGCCACGTTTGACTGCCGTTACCTGGCCGCCGCAATCAAGGGGCGATCCGCTGCGACGATCAACTACGCCAGCGACGGGGTTCAGTCGAAATACAACGAACGGTGCTTTGAATCGCCCATTGTGGTGACCAACGCCGACGAGCCGAACGTCCAAGAGGTTATCATGGCAATGTCCCGCAATCCGAAGCGGGAATAATCCTCAACCACCCCCCTCCCCATCTTGTACCGGGCGGCATCCGTGTCGCCCACCCTCGGCCCTCTATCTCGCTCGCCTGCTCGTTGGCGGGGGCTGCACAATCCAAGCGGTTTGGGTTGACTAGGAAGCGATACCATTCTGGAGAATTAAGATGACCAAACTAATTGAATCCGTATCCGTCGAACGAGACTACGGAAGGACCGGAACCGATGCCATTGTCGAAGCGAACGACGGGGAGCGATACCTGATTCGAGACGGGTTCGGCGGCGTCGATTCGCTCGAAGGCGGGGCGGTGCGTTGGAGCAATGGCGCGATGTACCATCTGCAACCAGAGGACACGATCGCGTCACTCCAGTCGGAAGCGTGGAACGAGACCACTAGCGTTTGGGACGCAGTGGTCGCCGGATTCGACGGATCGCGACCAGTTGTTTTGATCGACCCAACAAACATGGCGAAGGCAGTCGGCCTCACCTGAAAACCACAACCACCCACCAAGGAACATCATGGACATTCCCAATCTAATCAATCGGATGCGTAGCGGTGACACACTCGCTGCCCGTGGATTGATCGAGGCACAACGACACGGACGGGCGCTGCGATTGTATCCCGACGGACGCAACGGACCCAACGACGAAGGCGTCGCACCAATCCTGCTGGAACAAACCGAAAACCTGCTCGTCCATCTGCGACTAGGGCGACCCTGCATTGTCGTTCTCCGACGCGACCAACTCGGCCCGGTCTTGATGTTCCTGTTCCGCTGCTCTGCCCGTATGATGGCGAACCTAGATCGGTACGATGAATCATCGATCACGCCAGGCATCGGATACCAGACCGGATGCACCAACGATCCATGGAAAATCGTGATTTCCTTTTCACCACACGGGCGAATCGATTACGATCTCGGCATCGAGGACTGCATCAGTATCATTACTTCATGGCTTACGTTCATCGACCAGCACGAGTGGGAAATCGACGACTGCTCGCTGACCGACGAAGAATACATGGCCCTTTCCCATATCGCCAATCATGTGTGAACGCTTGCGATAACCGGTCGGCTTCGTGGCACTCATTGATCCTCAAAAGACAAAACCAAAAACCAATTTTACAACCCTCCCCAGATGATCGCCGATCCGCGTTCATCGCATTGTTACTCGTCTCATGCACAAAATCACAGCAACGTCATTCAGTGAAATAGCTGAACTGTCAGCATCATCAGAGTGCGAGTCGTACTCACAAGCATCGTACAATGTCTTTTGTGCGTTAAATCAGCGGGCGAATACGCTCATGTTTGTGGGCGAACACGCCATCGTAGGAATTGAGCAAATCGTTTGTCACGACACCGATGGTTGCGACGAATACGAATTGAGAGAGGCTTGTGAGAATCTCCGAGCGATCGTCATATTTCTCAAAAGTACGAAACTTGAAACCGCTGTCAAATATGCCAGAGCAGTAGCGAAGGCCGAGAAGTTCCTGAAAGAGTACGAGTAACGCTTTGATTATCCCGTTTTGCGGCGGGAAAACTAAACCTAACCGATTGATCTTGACCGCAAACGGGATCAATCAATTGTTCGTGCGGTGCGATTATGTGGGATGACATTGACGACGAGGGAATCGTTGCGGGCCGAGAAATCGAAACGCACTGGAAGTCATGCGGCGGGTTCGGGATCGACTGGGATCGAAACGTGTTTATCGTCGAAGGCGACGGCGGGCATGTGAATCTTGAAATTCGGATACCGCTATCGGATCTTGTAGACGCTGGATTTACCCTGCCAGACAAAGGCAGCAGCAAGAGCAATGGGTAAAATTAAGGGCCGACCACGAAAGTCAAACGAGCCTGTTTATGTCGTCAAAGGTTGCCCAGCAGACGAACGCCGCAGTGTCATTCGGACACTCGGCAAGTTTGCGAAACGCCAGCAAGCAAGGCAGTGGTGCCGCAACCAAGGCAGTTGGGAATATGCAGAATTGATAATCATCCACCCTGATGGAACGAGAGAGGAACACCAATGGCAGAGTTAAAAGTTGGCGACCAAGTGGAAGTGATAGACGAAGGGCTGGCGATGCTTCGCCGATTGTGTCCGGGGATGCCCCCGAACCATCGCGGAAGGATCGAGGAAATCGACGGCGAAGATGGCAAAGCACAACGGACGGCGATACATCGGGATCGAAGTGAACCCGGAGTATTGCGAGATTGCAGAGAAACGCTTAGCGCAACAAGTGCTGTTCTAGGTCAGGGGAACGCTGCCGATAAAAAGCGACGGCGAGAAAACGTAACCATCACCAACCAACCCAAAGCCGTCGTCTTTTTCAACGGCTTGTTACGATCGCGACCAGTAAAACCATGATTACGAAAACCCGGAAAGAAGTGACGGAAGCGGTGTTGTCAGCATTGCACCAAGAGATCGGCGGTGACGTTTTGTTCCGCGAAGTTTACTACGGGCTGTTTTGGAACGGTCCGGAGAAAGAGCGATCGCCGGAGCAGTGGTTTGACGACTTTCAGTGGTTCACGAAAAAGTTCATTCACATCGCGGCAGCGAAAGACTTGCTGTTCGCGTGGCATACGTGCAATCCCGATAGCGACATCACGCCGACAGGATTCAGTGATGATCAGATGACGATGCACTTCAAGCGGAAGTCGTCGTCGTAACGCTTCCAATCAACCGGTTGCGGCCAGTTGATTTCCCACTTCAAAAACCTTTACCCGCAACTCGGTTGCATTGGATTGTTACGTTCGGGCACAAGTCCGGCAAGGCAGCAACAACGCACTGGGTGACGTTCATCAAGTGCGGATAACAAGTAATTACCCTGCGCCGCGCAGGATAACACACCAGACTGTCATCAAAAGAATACCATGCCTCTTCCCGATCTGACGACTCGCCAGCAATCCACTCTCATCAACAAGGTGGATCACAACTGCCGTCGAAATGGCAAGAGATTCCTGCGTGATCTCGGCGGAACTGGGCACGCCGCTGAACTCGACGCGCAATTACAAATCGCCCGTAACAATCCCGATGCGGTGAAAGCCGCCGAACTCTTTACGAAGGAGAAAGATCGGAAATGAAAGTCATAGGATATGGTCGTGAATCGACCGCCGACCAATCGATTTCTGCCGAAGTGCAGCAGCGACAATGCCGCGAGTGGTTTGACCGAACATTCAAGGACAATCCTGACGCGAAGTTTGTGCGAATGCTCAACGACGAGTCCGTCTCAGGCAAGACACGCCTGTTCCAACGTCCGCAGGGGAGTCTCCTGTTGACCATGCTCGAACGAGGCGACACCGTCGTCGCGTCCAAAATGTCACGGATGTTTCGATCCATGCCCGACACGGTCAACACGCTCGACGTGTTCAATGAAGCCGGCATCAAGGTCGTGCTGCTCGACATCGGCATGGACTTCGACACGCCAGTGGGCAAACTAATCTTCCACATCCTCGGGGCAGTCAATCAGTTTGAACGCGAACTAATCTCCGAGCGGACCAAGGAAGCTCTCGCCCAGCTCCGTGAACGTGGCCAATACCTCGGCTCACCACCGCCGGGGTGGAAGTTCGACAGCAAGCGGACCAACGGGATTCGGGAACTGATCCCTGACATGGACCGCCGCACCTTCGGGGAATACTCCCTCGATCAACTGGTCGAAGGCCGATCCGCCAAGTCGATTGCCTGCGAGATCGAAGCACTATTGCGGCGCGAGCACATCCAACGACACGGCACCAACCTGAAGGAAAAACGAGAGAAGATCGCGTTCTCCGACACCGATGTCGTTCGACTCGCCGCCTTTGCAGTGGCCGGGTTCCCGCCGATCAATAGCACGGCGCTGAAAAAAGTCCTCGGTGTCAATCCATTCCGAGTTGAAACCCTGCGGCAACTGGCAGCGTCCGCCTAACCGGACTTCGAGCCGATGAATTCTTTCGCCCAGCGGATCGTGCTGTAGCGGACGTTGCCGATCCACTGGATCTTCAGTGTCTTGGAATGCTTCTTCTTCTTCCGTGAGAGCCCGCCGGTTGCCCATCGCTGATACGTGCGATACGTGCAATTGATGACACCCGCCTTCTCCATCGCTTTCGCAAGCTGCGGTAGCGTCATCAGGGTTGTCTCCTCAGCGACATCCTGATCGCCCCAAATCTCTTGCGCCTCGTGGCTTGTAGCCACCGTCTTCTTCGTCGCAGTCATGCGATCATTCCCACCATGGTGTGCTGAAACTGCCCTTCCGTGAGCAAACAAAACTGTACAAATCTTAACGACTTTATACGAAGTTGCGACACAAACACCGAAAAACTATTGCTGCTTTACCACTCGTCGGTTTCATTGCAAAAGCTGAACTGCCTTTACAGACGCAATGAATTCTTGGGAAAGCCGACGCAATGCCTGTCGAAGACACCACCAACGACGACGCGATTGACAACGAAACCGATGTCGTAGTCGACGATGCGATCGATCAAACCGACGTGGCCTCGGTCGATGACCAAGCGGTCGATGCGGTCGACGACAACGCGATCGATGAAGTGGGTGTTGGCGCAAACGCTACCGATGATTCCGCCGCCGATGATTGGCAAGCGCCCTATCGCGAACTCGGTTTTGAAAACCTGGAGTCGCCCGAGCAGGCCCAGCAACGCGTCATGGAATCGCTGCGTCAAGAGCGGATGCGTGCCCAGGAAGCCGTTCAACAGGCGCGTTACTTCCAAACCGCCTACACCAATCACGTCGGGCAAGCCTCTCCTGCGCAGCCCGATACGCCGACCGCTCCCGAGCAACCCTCTTCGTTGTTCGCCCAGATGGCATCCGATTGGCCCGAGATTGCCCAAGACGAGATCGATCCGTTCATCGAAAAGGATGACAACGGACGGGCGACCGGATGGAAGAACGGCACGCCCCCGAGTCTGATCGAGAAATCGAACGCTTACATTCGCGCCCGTGCCAAGTGGGACGAAGTTGTCAGCGATCCACGACGCCTCTCCGAAGCGATCGAGCAACAGTTCCAAACGATGCTCGACTCACACCTCGATGGTCGACTGGAACAACGCGAGCAGGTCACCACCGAACAGCGCGCCGAACAGGAATTCCTCACCAGCAACTCGGATTGGCTGTACGAAAAAGACCCGTACTCCGGCCAGCCATCGAACCAACCGACCGCCGCCGGCCGCCAGTTCCATTCGATCTTCGAGTCCACGAAGGAGCAGTACGGCGTGACCAACATGGCCAAACGGATTCAACTCGCCACGCAGTTATTCCAAGCACAACAAGCCGCCGCCGGAATCACACCCAACCAACCTGCCGCTGCGCCAGTTCCCGCTCGCCCCGCTACGGTGCCTGCCGGTCAACAACAACCCGCTGCGACTCAAACCACCGCCGCCGATGTCCGCCGTCAAATGCTCGGTCAACGCAACGGCGCTCCCGCTCGACCAACTTCCGCCGCCGGTGTGAACGATGGACCGGGCGGTTCACCCGCTGGCGCATCACGCATGTCCTATGGGCAATTGGTCGCAAGCGGAATGAAACAAGAGGGCACGTTATAGCGAGACGCCACGGCGGACTTTGAAGCCGTCGCCTCCACATCTCCGATTACGAATCACAGAGGAACGTTACGATGCCCGAACAGGTACTCGGACTTTTTGACGGGCGGCTAACCGAACGCCAACTCCAGTCAAACCGCACCAACATTCTCGAGGGCATCACCGATGCCTGTACCCGCAACCTGCAAATGATGGCCCTGCTTCAGCAATCGGGCAACATTTTGTACGGACAAGGTGGGTTCGGAATGTTCTGGAAGATCAAGCACAAGTTGCACCGACTGATTGGCAGCAACGGCGAACGTGCGCGTAACTACAACCAGGTCAACCAGTACAAGACCGCTCGGTTGGACTATCGCGGTTACGAAGTCAACGACACGATCAGCCGCAAGGAACTCAAGCAGAACCGTGGCGACTCGGCGGTCATTAAGATCTTCGACGACTTCGAGCAAAACCTCATCACGTCCATGGAACAGGGGCTCGGCCCGCAGTTCTACGGCGATGGTGACAACGTCGCCAATCCCGATAGCTGGCACGGTCTGTTGTCGATGGTTCGCCAGAACGGGGAAACCATCAACGCCGCGACCAATACCGCACGGGCTCGCAACGGTGCCGACAAGGTCGTCTCGCCGACGGGAACCTACGCCGGATTGGAATGCGGTCTTGGTGAATACGGGGGCGCTCAAAACGAGACCAACGTGACCTGGCCGGAAGGAACCGCTGGCACCGAGTACGACTTCTGGTCGCCGCTCATGCTGCAATGGGACGGAACCGGATTCGGCACGTCCGCCTCGCCGACCGATGGGGAGAAACTTGTTGACGCGCTGCAGTATGGATTGATCCATGCCCAACGCAACACCAACAAGAACGGTGCGATCTCCAACTTCTGGACCGATCGCACAAGTTTCTTCTCGCTCAAACGCCACGCCACTTCGTTGCAAACGATCGAAGTCACCACCGGCGGCGACCTCTACAAACTCGGCTTCAAAAACACGATTGAAGTCGACGGCGTGACCTGCTCATTCGAGAACGCGATCCCCGTTGGATACGGTTTCGGAATGAACATGGCCGACATGGAACTGCGATGCCTCGATGACCAGATGTTCGAGATCGACGGGCCGGAATGGGACATGGATCTGCAACTCTGGAAGACCGCCGTTCAAACGAACAGCAACCTCGTCTTCCGCAGCCCTCGCAACTGCCTGTTCCTGTTGCCGGCGTCGGCCATCGTCGCTGCCTAAGCCTCGCTGTTGATTGTCGCCACGCCCGCACACCGGGCGTGGTTGTTTGCCCTCCATCCTGAACCAATCCAAAACCTTCCGCGAGGAATCCTATGTCAGTTATCAAAGACGGTGTCACCGTCATCCGCCCAGGCGAAGCGCTCATGGGCACCCATGAAACACGCTTGGTCAACTCCGATCTGGAAGGCCGCGAAGTCGTTATCTCTCACGAGAACGTCATCGACGCCTCCGATCCCAAGCTGGTTGCCACCGCGATCGGTCGACGGACCCACGCTCGCATCATGCGAAACACCACCGGCTCCAAGCTCAACCCCGGTGAGATCGTCACGATCGACCTCAGTGCGGGGCTTGCTGGAACCGGCAAGGCATCGTCGCTCGGTGGTGCAGAAGACCGCTTCTGTTATGTGGTCGACCCGTTGTTGCCTACTGCGACGGGCTGTCCCGACGACGACCTGTTCCTGGCTTACTACCGAGGCCCGGCCAAGGTGTTGATGAACGGCACCGGGATTGACCTCAGCGCCGGCGAGGGGATTCAGTTCACGTCCGGCGCCAGCGGTCACCCGGCCATCGTTGACGGATCGCCAGTCGATGGGACTCTCATGGGCACCTTCCTGGTGGACTCGCTTGCGGCGGCCAACCTCGACCAACTCGTTGAAGTGATCTTGCATCCCGAGTGGGAATAGGAAGCCGCCGTGCCCCGCCCTGCTGACGAACCTGCTTTCACGCCCGAGCATCCGCCGGGCGACGAAAAGTTCTGCACGCTATGCGGGGAAGAAAAACCCATCGACGAATTCCACGTCGATGAGTCGGCTCATGACGGACGCAAGTCCAATTGCAAGGCGTGCCGATCACTTCAGCACGCCGAAGATGTGGAGTCTAAGGTCGACCCCCGCCTCGCCAAGATTGAAGAGGCAGGACTCGAAGCGCTCGACGCCTTCGCGGGTGGCGGATCATTCAACCCGCACACCCAAGAGCTGATCGACGGGTTTATGAGATTCCTGGGCGGTCACTACGGCCTGGTGAAACTGACGATGGCCCACTACCACGCGGCCAAACCAGGCAGTGCCGAGCGAGGGAAGACACTCGATAAAATCTACCGGCTGATCGCCGCTGAGGACAAGCAGGATGGCTCGCTCGACAAACTTGACCGACGCCAACTCGAAGCCCTCGTCGTCAGCATCGGCACCAAAGCCGGGATGCTGCCCAAGCCGAACGACACGCTGTCTCTCGATCACCCCGAAACCGTCAACGCGATCGCCCGTTCCAAAGGCGACGCACTATGATTGACGACATCGAATTCAGTGACATCGATCTTTCGACACACCTCGACACCGCCAACGAGATGCAGTCGGGCAGCGAAGCCAACGACTACGTGATCGACGAGTATCACCTGCACAAGATGCACTCCGCAGCGTCGGAGATCCAGCGCCGGGACATGGAGGCGATGCGGATCTATCGCCCCTCCAAAATCCAAGAGCAGTACCACGCATCCACTGCCAAGGAGACCGTGTTCGTTGCCGGGAACCAAATCGGCAAATCCATTGCCGGATACTCGGAAGACGGACGAGCTGCCGGTGGATGCGACCCGTACGGCAAGTACCCCGAGAAAGATGGCATCCTGGCCATCGTGGTCTACAAGGAATCGCAGATCAGGCTGAACACCTATCGGTATCTCCTCAAGCCCGGTGCGTTCGACATCATCCAAGACGAAGAGACCGGCATCTGGAAACCCTATTATCCCTGGGTTCCCTCCGATGTTGCTCGCGCCGATCAACGGCGGCCCGCCCCACCGATCCTTCCACCGCGAATGATTAAGAGAATCCACTGGAAGTCCAAGATGGGCAACGTCCTGTCTCGGATCGACATGGAGAACGGTTGGGAGATTCACGTCTTCTCGTCGACCGCGAAACCAGATGCCGGGTTCCAAGCCGACCTCGTTCATATCGATGAAGACATCGCCAACGAAGAATGGTACGTCGAGATGATCGCCCGTCTCTCGATCCGCAAGGGACTCCTGCGATGGACCGCCCTACCGCTGTTCGATAACGACGCGCTGCCTCGTATCGTCGAACGGGCCGACGACGAAGCGGAGAAGCACGCACGCGGCGGACCTGTGCCTACCACGACGGTCGTTCGCGGAACCATTTTCGATAACCCGTACCTGACCGACGATACCCGCGAAGAAAACATCAAGCGATGGAAGGACGCGGGCGACGATGTCTACCGGCAACGTGCCCTCGGAGAACTCATCACCGACACGGTTCGGATGTACCCGACGTTCACGCCGGAAATCCATGCCGTCCAACGTTACGGCGAATCGCATCCTGAGTTGTTCGGCGAGTACCTTCGCACCCGTCGAATCCCCGACGATTGGTGTCTGAGATTGTTTGTTGACCCTGGGTTCTCCACCTGTGCCGCGTTGCTGTTCGCGACCCTGCGACCCGAGGGCGGCGACGACTCCGAACCAATGATTCACGTTGCTGTGCGTGAAATCTATCGCCAGCAATGTGACGCCTCGATCTTTGCCCAACTCGCCTCGCAAACCGTTGGCGATCGATGGTTGCAAGCGATGGTCATCGACGCCCACGGTGGTCGACTCACCGGCATCGGCGATGGTCGGCGTCCACAAGAGATCTACGAAAGCGAACTGGCCGAACGAAACGTCGTGTGCGTGGAGACCGGCTCTCGCTTCCGTGCTGGCTGCGACGACATCGTCTACCGGGAAACCGCACTGCGACAACGGTTGATCGTCTCGCCAGTCACCGGGCTACCGGAGTTTATGTACGACGAGGAGATGTGCCCGAACCTTGAAAAAGAAATGGTGCGGTTCCGAAAGCTGAGAACCCGTGGCGTCATCACCGATAAAGGCAACCGCAAAGCATTTACGCACGCTGTCGAGTGTTTCTGTGACCAAACCGAAGTCCTTACTGAAAGTGGCTGGAAGCGTTTTGCAGACGCCAGTATCAGCGACCGTTTAGCGACCGTGAACTTGGATACCGATACGCTTGAGTTTCAGCATCCATCTCGAATTGTTGAAAGACCTCACAACGGACCGATGGTTCATGTTCACGCACAGAAGCTCAATGCGATGGTCACTCCTAATCATCGGATGGTTTACTACTCCGACACCGCAAGGCGAAAAAAGACAGGTCCATCTATCTGTTTCGCGGGCGACCTGTCTCCAAGCTATGCGTTAAAGCTGGCGGCAAAAAACTGGAACGCAGTTTCACCAAAGACATTCGTGCTGCCTGCGGTAGAACTGGATTCGCGACCAGGTAAGCCTGCCGAATTAAACAGACTCGACTTCGCCCGGTTCATGGGATGGTACATCGCCGAAGGCTCTGCGGACAAAACAGTGCGTTGCCCTGGAAAGGGCTATCGCGTGTGCATTGCACAGAGAAAAGAACACGGCATCAACGCGATTCGCGAAATGCTTTCAAAGCTACCGTTTCATTTCGTTGTATCGGGCGACTGCTTCGTGATCTCCAACAAGCAACTGTGGTCGTACCTTCGCCAGTTCGGAGACTGCTACACCAAGTTCGTTCCAGACTGGGTGCGACACGGAAGCAGAGAAGTCATCGAGTCGTTTATGGAAGGCGCTATGGCTGGCGATGGGTGGGTACAAAAGAACGCTCGACGATACGGAACCTCCAGCCCCCGCCTCGCCGACGACATCCAAGAACTATTCCTCAAACTCGGTTGTTCTGCATCTGTCACTGTTCGGTCGGCAGAGACGGCCGTGTCAAGGATGGTGAGAGGAAAGCCCTGCAAATCTACCTGTGATTTCTTCACGGTAATCGAGAGGCTTGTTCCGAGCGTCCGCCTTAGTGACGCACACGACAAGCCGAATTTCAGCACAACGAACTACACCGGAAAGGTGTTCTGCGCAACCGTCCCCAATGGGACTCTTGTTGTAAGACGCAACGGCCAACCGCTCGTCGCTGGCAATTGCTATGAGTACGCAGCCGCCGACGAACTCAAGTACCACGCACCTCCCGCCCGTCGAACCCGCGAAACCCCCGGCGAACGTCGTGTTCGGATGTGGCGGGAACGCCAAGCGAAGCGACGAAAACAAATGGGTGGCGCTCTCGGCGTCATCCATGGCGGCATCGACCTGTCTGCTCCCATGCCCACTTAACCCTCTTCCTCGATTGGAAAACCATGCCAAAGCCCGCGATCAACCCAACCGCCACCGACACCACCGATACGCCGTGGAAAATGCCACAGCCCCACCGTGGGCAAACGGTCATCTTCCATCGCCTCGGACTCAAGAACGAAGTCACTGACGTGCTCGCCATCGTGCTCGCCGTCAGCCCGGTCAACGTCGAAATGTCGATCAACGGAATCGTTTACGAATCCATTCGGCACTGCGACGACCCTCGCGCAAAGGGACGGCCGGAACTGCGAGACCCTGGAACCTGGGACTTCAGTGACCACGAGAAGGAACTCTGGGATCGCATCGCCAAGCTGGAAGAACAGATGGCGGAACTCCTGAAGTAGACACCACCACCCCCTACGCCTGTACCACGCAACCATGACCGACTTCGATCCCATCACCGCCGACGGCAATAACTCGAAACGACGATTCGCCCCATTGGTGGAGCGTTGGAAGGGGGCCATCAAGGCTGCCACAGAGCACCGTAAAAAGGAATTCGATTGCGTGGCCGATGAGGCACGTCGGTTCTTCGACGGCAAAGCGTCGGACTTTTGGGAGGGCATGGCCAAGCAGGCGTCCGAATCCACGGACCAAGGATTCCTGGCGGGATCGTCGCTCGTTCCTCAGTTCAAGATCTCACTCAACCGGATGTTCGATGCGGTCGCCATGTTCGGCCCCGCACTGTACCACCAAAACCCAACGATCGCGGTCACGTCGCGGCCGTCCACTGGCGTCTCGATCGACACGTTCTACGCGGGCAACCCGCAAGCGACTCAGATCCTCGATCTTATCCCGGCATTGCAGTCGGGACAGATCCAAGACCCTAACGTCGGATTCATGGTCACGCAGCTCCAGCAGCAGTACGACAATGCCATTCGAGCGAACCAACGACGCATCGACATCAACAACGATCACGCGATCTTGATGCAGTCGCTCTCCAATTACTACCAAAACGAAGGGCACAAGCAGGATGAAGCACGCCTCGCGATCACCGAGGCCATCGTCACCGGGCTCGGACTGCTCGAACCCATCCTTGAGTCTTCACCCGCTGGCGGACCACGTATCCCCGCTTGTCGCTTCATCTCCAACAAAGACTTCATCATCGATCCCGATGCGTGCTACTGGCGTGACGTGACCTGGATCGCTGTCCGTCGCGCCAGCCCGCGAAACGTCGTCGAACAGAAATTCAATTTGCCACCGGGTTCACTCAAGGGAAAGCACGCCTCCAACACGGCACTGACCGGCGAAAACCCACGGCAAAAGAAACGCCACGGCAACGGCAAGGTCGTCAACCGATCGCACGAAATCGTGGAATACTACGATCTCTTTTCCAAGAACGGCGCAGGCCAGAACCTCCAAATCCTCGAAAACCAAAAGGGACTCTCGCCAGAACTGGAACTGCTCGGTGACTTCGTCTACTTGGCGATCTGCCCGGGCTGCCATTACCCGCTGAATTTGCCTGACGAACTGCCACTCGTCGCACCTCCCGAGATGGTGATCGGGGAAGACGGTCTTCCAATGATGCCGGAGATGTCGGCGCCTCCCGAACCCAACCCGGCGGCACTCGAAGCGACCGCTTGGCCCGCTCCGTTCTGGGATGACGTTCACACCGATGGCGGTTGGCCTATCTGTCGACTGACGTTCTACGAGAACCCGGGCAAGACCTGGCCCCTGTCCATGGCCGCGCCGTGCATCGGCGAAATGAAGTTCATCAACTGGTGCATGTCGTTCCTCGCCGATGGGGTCGCTGCCGGATCCAAGATCTACGTCGCCTGCCAGAAGTCCGCTGCGGAGAACCTCAAGTCCCAATTGGTCGGTGGCGGCGGACCCTTCACGACGATCGAACTGGAAGCAATCACCGGCAAGAACATCAACGAGATCATCTCGTTCTTGACCGCTCCCACGTTCAACGTCGACATCTGGAACATGATCGCCCAAGTCAACGACCAGATCGACAAGCGACTCGGACTCAACGAGCTGATGTACGGGTCGTCGTCACGACAAATGCGATCGGCCGCCGAGGCCCAGTACCGTCAATCCAATATCAACATCCGTCCCGACGACATGGCGTCCCGCGTGGAGGATTGGTTGTCCATCACTGCGGTTCGTGAGATTCAACTACTGCGATGGGACGGAACGTACGAAGATGTCCAACCGATCATCGGGGACATCGGAGCCCGCGTCTTCGCCGAACAGATTCAAACCCGCAGCGTCTCCGATGTGACACGAGAGTTTCACTTCCGAGTCGAAGCCGGCACGGCACGCAAGCCGAACAAAGACACCCGAATCGCACAACTCAACGAACTCTCGCAATACCTCCTGCCGACCGCCCAACAAGCGATGTCCATGGGACTGCCGGGGCCGTTCAATGCGTTCATGGAAGACCTCGGTCGTGCGATGGACATTGATCCAACACGCTACATGATCGACGCGGAAGACCAAGCCATGATGCAAGCCCAGGCGATGCAGCAGGCCACCATGAACCAGCAAGCGATGCAAGCCAACGAGGCAAACGCTCCAGCGGAGGCGGCATGAGAAAGCGGACGCAACGAATTCACGATGGTCGTGTCGAGCTAACAATCAGCCGACATGCCATCGATCGGTTCCGCTTTCGGGTTGCCAAGATTCGGCCAGATCTCATTCCCGCCGAAGTCGCCAGGATGATGCGGGACGTGACGCCCATCCACCGAAACAGCCACGACGACAACAAAATCTACCTGTCTCACAAAGAATGTGTCTTCGTCATTGCCCGTCGATCCGGTGTGCTCGTCACCGTTCTCCCGCCCGATGGTGAAAGCACCTCGCGATTCTCCAAGTCCTACAAGGACCAACGTTCTGAACGACGCACTCGAAAGCTGCGTTCATTCGCTCCCCATCAACGCCCCCGACAGGAATGATCCACCTTGACTATCAAGCAGACCATCGACGCCTTCGACGCCGCATGTGACAAGCACGGCATCTCGCTGACGCAACGTGAATCCATGCTGCAAGAATCACTCGACAAGAATGTGACCGGTCGGATGCTCGACATGGTTCTCAATGGCGAGTCGCCGCGAATGGCACTAATGCTCGCGATGCAGCAACCACCCGGCACCAAGGGAACCGATTCCGTGTTCAATGCTGCCGAAAATCGACGCGTCGGCCAACAGTACAGTGACGAATACATGAGCAAGATCACCGCGATCGCCAAGCGGGCAGGCGTCGACACCACCGGCAAAACCTACAACGGGCAACTCGGAAAGTATCACGACCCGCACGCCTGGGTATCAGGACTCGGCGACGTTCGCGCCGCAGCCAAGGCCAAGGGCTACCGAATCGAGGGCGCGGTCAACGTCGATCACCTCGATGAGAACGCACCGCCCAAGCCTGCCCCGAAATTGTCCGAGAGATTGATTCGCGAGCAAACCGAAAACGTGGTGGCTCAGAACCCAGGGATCGCCGCTAAGGTTGCACAGTCACCCAGGGCGGCGAAGACCCTGCGAGAGCAGATCATCGACCGGCACGGCTCCAAGCGAACCTGATCGCTTACCAAACTGAACGAATTTATACGAACTTGCGACACTTCGGAGTTCTTGTTCTTCCCAGAGCCAGATGGGTTCTTATCTTCGAGTGGTCTGACTCACGGTGCCTATTCCTGTTTTCACGGCGACCCCATGCCCCACCCACCACTCGGCCTGACTGCTCGCGCAACGATCGACCGTGTAATCGACGGCGATACGGTAGTCTTATCGCATCCGTGGCCGATGACGCTCCGGCTGAAGGATTGCTGGGCACCCGAGCTGCGTGGCGAGCAATCGGAAGCTGGGGTTGAATCCCGCGATGCTTTGGTTGACATGCTCGACCCGCCTTGTGAAGTCGTGGTGCATATCCCGACTGGCGAGGCTCGCTCATTGTCGGATGTGATTTCTTTCGGTCGGCCCGTGGCAAATATCTGGCGGCTGGGAATCGATGCGACTTTGAGCGACGAGTTGATCAACCTCGGATTTGCGACAGCGGAGAAGGAATCTTGATCCAACTCCCTTGGCAAATCATTGCCGCGTCCATTGCGTTGTTCGGCCTGCATTTAATCATCGGCTACCTCCGCCGGACCAACTGCGACGAGCGGATCGAAGTTGCCAAGCGGCAACAGCACCGCGATTCGATAAGCATCTATCGCGAAGCCTATCTGGCGGGATGGGTCCACGGGGACCAGGACTCAACCAAACTCACAGAGGAGATCGACCGTGCGTGATTTTATCCTGATTGTCTTGCTTTTTTTGCCGGTGCCTGTATTTGCGCAACCGCAGACGTCATTGGGTCGCATCTCGCAATCCAACATTGGCCGGCAGACCGACGCATCAATCGGGCTAGTCCGGCTGAAGTCGGACCAACCGATCCCGGCGGCAGTGAGAGAGGCGGCGAAGTCAGTCTGCCGCGTGAATATCCGTGGCCGTGACGGCGGCGGTTACGCAGGATCGGGAACGTACATTGGCGAACGAACGATCGTCACAGCTCGGCATGTTGTCGCCGAAGGCGTTTTGACCACGACCACTGTTGACTTCGCAGGTCAGGTTTTCTCCGGTCGCGGATTCCTGGCGAACAAGACGGCCGATCAGTATTTGATTCAGATTGCCGAGACGCCCAACGTTCGGCCGATCCCGCTTGCCAGCCGACAGCCCGAACCGGGTGAAGTCGTCTTCGTCATGGGATTCGGCCACAACAAGTTTGACATTTGGTCGGCTCGTCTCACGTCCTACGGCTCAGCGGTTAGCCAACAAGACTCAGGGTTTTACACAGGCCGACGAAGCCGATCGGGCGACAGTGGCGGGGCGGTACTCAACGCGGCTGGCGAATACGTAGGCACGATTTGGGGCGGAGGCAAGAACGACGCTGTTGCGGTCACGTACACACAGACTCGATCGTTTTTTCAGCGGTCAGGATTGCTCGGTCGATTGTTCGGCAGACGTGGCACGCCGGTGACCGAGGAGCAAACGATCACCGCAGGATGTTTCGGTGGCCAATGCACGCCACGCCCAAGACAACCATCACCGCAGCCATCGCCGCAGCCATCAACGAACGATCAAGGCTACGTGCCTGGGCCTGACTACTTTGGACAGCCGCCATCTAATCCGCCGGTGGACGCGCCGGCACCTTCTCTTGATGTCGACGGA